CGTACCGGTCGATCTCAACGCCCATGCGCCACTCATTGCCCTTGGCGCTCACTGCACCGTTGTACTCATCGTCGAGCAGGTCGCTCTCGATGATTTCCAACGCCAGCGGGATCTTGCTGCCGCCGAACGGCTTGCGGTGGATCCGAAACACCACTTCACCGCTCTCGGGCAGGGCGCCAACAGCCAGCCACTCAAATATGTGGAAGCTGTTCTTACCCGCCACGTCGCAGTGATCCTTGCGGGTCCAGCGCTCCCAGCGGCCCTCGATCAGCTTGTTGATCCGATCGTCCCGCTTGTTGCCGCGCAGCGTCATCACCTGCGACTGCAGCTTGATGCCCTGGCCCACCACGTTGATCTGCGTGGTGCGCTTCGCCTGCTTGGCGTACGGGTTGTCCCGCACCATCTGCCGGCTGCGGTCGCGCAGCTTGCGCAGGCTGGTCTTGATCTCAGCGTCGGCGCTGGTGCCGTTGCTGATCCAGTCGCTGGTCAGCCGGCTGATCACCGCACCGGCGTAAGTCCGACGCCGACGCTTCGGCGACTGCTCCGGCTGCGGCTTCGGCCCAAAACCCAGGGCCGTCATGACGCGAGTGCGGATGCCCATCAGCGGCCACCGAAGCGAACGAACAGATTGTGGGGGTTGCCCAAGCCGTTGGCGATCATCGCCGCCTTCTGCTCACGTGCTACCTCAGCCTTCAGGCGGGACTCCAGCGCCAGCAGCTCAGCCAGGTCGTAGCGCTTCAGGCTGCGGGTGCCGATGCGGTACTCCTGAACAGCGCCGCCCGACATCAGCGAGCGGATCGCGGCCTGGACGGCATCGAGATCCTTCTGCGCCTGGCTGCGGCCGTCGAATGCACCTGGCTGGCCGGCGTAGCTGAGGCTGGGGAGCACCTCGACCTGACCCGATCCCAGAGTGGTCTTAGCGCCGCCGACGACAGCCGTGGCAACAGCTTGGAAGTACCAAGTGCCGGCGTCGAAACCCGTCGTGACCCCAGACGTGATTGTGACCTTCCAGCCGGAGCCATCAGCCACGCCGACCACCGTGGCGCCTTCGTGATTGACGTTGGTGCGCAGGAAGTAAGTGAGGGTGTGGGTGGTGCTGTCGATCGGGGCACCAAACACGTCCACCGACGGCTCGTCCTTCCACACGACCGTGTCGCCAGCCCGGATTTTGGAGGGGATCTTCACGGCCTCACCATTGGCGGACAAAACTCCGCTTCGGAGTCTTGTTTGATCTTAGCGGCGCCTTACGCTCCCTTTCTACGGGCTTTTCGAGCCGTTTCTCCAGCTGATCCCAGATAGTTCGTCGGTCGTACCGCTGATACATGCGATTTAACGCTGCGTACGCATAGACCAGCTCATCAAGCGCTTCATTGCGTTGGCTTGATTTCTTCACCCATACGCGCTCGGGGTAACCGCGCACGAAGCGTGTGATCTGCTTTTCAGCCGTCAGCTCTTCGAAATACTCAAGGCCGGCTTGTGCATAGAAATGCAGGTAGCCAGGGCCTGCTTCGTTGTGCTTGAGGCGGCCGAACAACAGGCTCTTCACCGTGTCGGAGCCCACCGGGAACACCTCGGCGCCTTTCTTCAGGGCCTTGCCCTTGTAGTTCAGGTCGACCTTGGTGGGCTTGCCGATCGGCGGCTTGCCCTTCTGGCTCTGGCCCTTGATGGCGATCACGCCGAGGTTCTGGCGCTCGCGGGCATACTGGTAGACCTCCATCGTGTGGTGGCCGCCGGAGTCGATGCAGACCACGTCCGGCCGCAGCTCGCAGCCCAGCGCATGCTTGAACGGCCTGGTGATGATCTCGTCCATCTGCTTCCACGGCTCGGGCCGGCTCGGGTCGCCGTAGATCTTCACCCGGTCGATCAGCCAGCCTTCCTCTTCGCGGCCCCAGGCCCAGACACTCAGACTGAGGCGATCGTCCTGCACGTCGCACCCAATCGTCAGCGCAGACGCCTCGGCGGGGATCAGCTTGGGCTCGTACAGTTCGGCCCGCTCAAGCAGGCTGTCGGCGCCCACCTTCGAGGCGTAGTCGTCCTCCCAACTCTCGCCCAGCACGGTGTTGACGAACGTCTTCAGCGCCTCGGCGTCGTTCTTCGCCTCCAGGAATTCGTCGCGCAGGTTGTTCCAGCTGGCGTTCGGGCTGTAGCTGTAGGCCGCCCAGATGTGGAAGCTGACGTGCTTCCCGTTGCCAGGTGCAGTCGGCCGCCACTCGCCGCGCTCCACCATCCAGCGCTTCTTCGAGTGCGGGATCAGAACGCCGCACTCCTCGCACACGTAGTGGACCTCGTCGCCCGGCTCGTGCCAGCGCATTCCGCTCCACTTGAGGTACTGCATGTGCCCGCAGTCAGGGCACGGGCAGAAATACCGGCGCTGATCACCTTGCTCGAACAGCCGTTCGATCCGGCTGGCATCTTTCAGCGTCGGCGTGCTGCCGGCGATGATCTTCCGGTTCCAGTAATACTCCGTCCGCCGGATGCCCAGCTTGATCTGGTCACCTTCGGGGCCGGCGCTCGGTGGGTAGCCGTCCGTCTCGTCGAACATCACGATGCGACGGCTCACCCGGCGGAAGCCACGCGGGCTGTTGGCGCCCACCAGGCCCAAGGTGCCGCCGGGGTACTGCTTCTGCAGGATCGTGTTGGCGCCGTCCTTCGCCTTGCTCTCGCTCACCAGGCCGCGCAGCACCGGCACGTCCCGGAGCATCGGCGCGATCTCCTCCTTCGAGTAGCCCTGGGCGTCCTCGATGGTGGGCTGCACCAGCATCATCGGGCAGGGATCCTGGTGGATGTGGAACGCGATGCAGGCGTTCAGGATCTTCGTGTTGTGCGTCGGGATCATGGCCTCACCGCACAGGAACAAACTGCTCGGGCTGTCGACCTGAATGCACTGGACAGGCACCGGCTCAACCGGCTCCACCGACACGATCCTCCGGCGCTTTGTGATCGACTCCTTTGCGGCCGGCTGCACTTTGAACGCTTTGCGAGGCAGCCAGAACGGGTTGCAGTCGGGCTCGGGTCGAAACACCACTCGGTATTGGCGCAGGTGGTGATCTTGCGTGGCCTCGCGGTCAGAGAACGACGCCTTCATGCCGAGCGAGACGGCCAACTCGTAGACGCCCATCGCTAGGGCCGGATTCGTGTTGTTGAACTCGGCAAAGGTGCCGTCGTTGCCGCTGTTGGTGCCATCGGAGTCCATCAACCCGCGCAGCAGCAGCAAACGCTGCGCCTGACTGGCGCGGAGGTACTGTGCTGGGATGTGCTTGTTGTTGAGCACGCCCATCTGGCGCAGCACCGTCGTCCACGGCGACCTGTTCTCACGACCGGGCGCCGAGTCGAGGAACAGTGTTGCGTTGTCGGGGTAGCGCTCGTCGACGCAGGCAACAGTGACACCGACGCCCTCGGCCCGGCAGAAGTCTGCCGTCTTGATGTCGCTGACGTGCTGCGTGATCCGCGCCGAGCACTTGTGGCCATCCCCCAGCCAGAGTCCCAGCGTGTAAGGCGGCATCGGCAGATCGGCTGCCGGGAGCTTCAGCGGCTTAGCAACTGGAATGGCCAAAGCGTTACGGCCGCGACTGTCCTTGTGCATCACGGCCATCTCGGCCGTAGTGATCACGCCGCGCCGAGTCGCGACCTCGCCCGACTTTGGCCTGCCGGTACGGCCGGATCCGCGCTCGCCACGCAAGTGTTCAAAGCTCTTGTCGGCCTCAACGAACCACCGGTGGCCGGCGTCTGCGACAACGCTGCTGCCATCGCAGAACGTGATCCGGTAGCAGTCATGATCTGTGAACACCTCCGACTTGAACTGCACGCGGCAGCGCCTACCGCGCTCGTCAAACAGCTCGTCGCCGATCTGCAGCGAGCCCATCGTGCGCCAGCCGTCAACAGTCGGAATCGGCGTGTCCAGCGCCAGTGCGTAGCCCACACGGGCCGACTTCATCACCGAGACCTGCTCAACGCGCGGATCGGTGACGGCATCCATGATCCCCTTCTGGTAGGGGAGCGTGTGCCACCGGCCGGCCTCGGCGCTGCTCTCCGCCGACAGCACGAAGTGCCGATCAGCCCACTCGCTCAGCGTCAGCTTCTCCGGTGGCTTCCACGCCCGCAGCGCCGCCAGGCCCAGCTCGGCAATCTCAGCCATCTGTCTCTGCCAGCTCTTCGAGCGCCTCGCGCACGATGTCCTCCAGCACCACCACCTGATCCTGCGTCAGGTCGGGGATGCGCTGCTTGGCCTTACTGGGGATGCCCATCACCTTGGTGCGGCTGATCGTGATGACCTCGATCCACTTTGCCTGCACCTCGGCGGCGCGAACCAGGAGGCCTTCCTTCTCCTTGCGCTCCAGCTCCAGCAGCTCGGCCTTGAGGTATTCGGTGCGGGCGCGGCTTTCGTTGTACTCAGGGACAATGTCCCCTGGTTCTGGTGCTGTGAGGCGCTCGGGCTCCGGGATCGATCGCTCCCGTTTTGGACGCTCGGGCGGGAAGCTTGACTCCCCCGCCGGTGGCTTCGGCCCCACGCCGATCTTGGCCATGGTCTTGGCGAACCAGTCCTCGCGCAGCGTGTCCGACTGAATCAGCTCCTTCCCATCGCGAGTGCGCACGACCGGGAGACGACCCTGGGTGATCGCCTTGTAGACGGCCGTTCGGGACACACCCAAGGCCGCAGCTGCTTCTGACTTACTGATTAGTGGCATGCGCAATACGCTGACGCGCAATCTCGATGTAGTCCGCCTCGCGCTCGATGCCGATGAAGGCAAAACCCTCCAGCGCTGCAGCCTTGCCCGTGCTGCCCGAACCCATGAACGGATCCAGCACCACACCACCAGGCGGCGTCACCAGCCGGCAGAGGTAGCGCATCAGCTGGGTGGGTTTCACCGTGGGATGGCCGTTGCCCTCGCCACGGTCTTTTTTGTTGGCTTTGGCGCAGTAGAAAAACCGTGCGGCGCTGCCGCTGTCGCCGTAGCCGATTTCGGTGCCGTGCTGCGGTTCTGTAGTGGCATCCGCGTGGCTTCGGCTCCATTCGTAGGTGCTGTGAGTTTTGAACTGTGCCTTGCCTTTGCTGATGCCAGTGTCAGGAAACAACCCCGCCACCTCATCGCTGCCGTCGTGGATCAGGTTCGCTGGCCAGCGGCCGGCAGTGTGTGGGGTAACGACACGCCGCTCTGTTTCGTGGGCAATGACGTGCCCACCATTTCCCCCGTTGATGTGGGTCCGCAGGTGTGGATTAAGCGCCAGGTTGCCGTCGCCAACCGTAACGTGCTCCACCCGACACCCATCCACGTTGATCGCGCCAGTCCCGTGCTCCAGCACGTTCGCTGCCACGGTGCCCTTGAACGGCTTGCGCGCCACCGTGATCGGCTCCAGCGCAGGCTTTAGCGCGGTGCCCCAGCCGGACCATTGCTGGGCGGCAGGTGTCGCGGGGGCGGTGATGTCGCTCGGCCCTGAACCAGTGCTGCCGTACTTGCCGCTTTGCGTGCGAGTGGCGCCGTTCCAGCTGTCGGGGTTGTGATTTCTGACATGGTTCCAAGGGTTCGGTCCAATCACCTCACGCTCAGCCCCGGCCGCCTTGTCGATCGCCTTGCTCACGTCCAGCGACTTCGGAAACCCCGAGCCATAAACCCACGCGATCATGTCGCGGATCTCGAAGCCCGCATCTTCGATCGCCACCGCCATCCGGTGCTGAGTGCGGGTGCCGGCAAACGCCAGCAGGTGCCCGCCAGGCTTCAGCACACGCAGCACCTCGCGCCACACGTCCACCGTGGGCACGTCGTAGTCCCATGCCTTGCCCATGAAGCTGAGTCCATAGGGCGGATCGGTCACGCAGGCGTCAATGCTGCAGTCCGGCAGCTCGCGCAGCCGGTCGAGGCAGTCGCCAAGCAAAAGGTCTGGCATCAGGCAAGGTGTGCCGGTGGTGTGAACCAATGTTACGGGTTTACAGTCTGGTTGACACACCAGAGCAAAACCCAGTCCCCGCAGGCTACTATGGCCGGTTGCCTTGTTTTCGGGGAAAGGGGAGATTTTGCGCGAAGTAGGACTGAGACCCGTGAGACTCACACCAACTTCGGGCACTTGTGCCTAGGAAAACATCGAGATTCGAATACACC